GATAGGGAGTTCTTCATGTTTGAAGAGAACAAGAAGGTCTCCTTTGATGATAAATGGGAGTCAACTGATGCCTATATTGAGTGGTATGCTACCGTAATACAGGACTGTTATGCAGCACTGAAACCAAACGGTTGGTTGTACTGCCACAATAACTTTGATAGTAATGCACTGGTGTTAGGTGACCTTACTAAAGAGGTTAGAGGTAAGTTTTACACTAATATCTCATGGAAGAGATCAGGTCCAAAGAATAACATCAAGAAGGGATGGGGAAACATCGTTGATTCTATCCTTACATTTCGTAAGGGAGATCCATACTTTGATGTTGAGTACCAACCACTAGATGCTACCTATGAAGCCAACTCATTTAAGAATAAGGATGAGAATGGGTTCTATGCATTAGGTAAACTCACTGGTGAGAAGTCTAGACCAGGTCATAACTATGAGTACAATGGTTATAATCCACAAATAGGGTGGAGGTTTAAGGAGGATAAGACAAGAGAACTAGACGAACAAGGTCTGATTCACTGGGGTAAGAACCTACCATATAAAAAGATATATCTATCTGAGTCTAAGGGGTCTCCTATTCAGAATTTCTGGGATGATATCTATTTCATCTCTAGGTCAGAGAAGAATAAGCGTAAGTATCCTACACAGAAACCAGTCAAATTGTTGGAGAGGATCATCAAGTCATCATGTCCTAAAGATGGGGTAGTTTTTGACCCTTTCTGTGGTTCTGGAACCACTGCTGTAGCAGCATTCAATCTTGATCGTGACTGTACTGTCTGTGATGTTAGTGATGATGCTCTAAAGATAGCACAAGCTGCACTAGTTGAGTGTGGTGCTCATACAGAGGAAAGATTAATTGGATAAGCTCAAGAAATATACAGATGAAATAGGATATGTATTTGGATCTGAGGATCTATGTGTACATTTATATTCTTGGGTGAAGATGATAAAACCTAGGCAAGTACTTGAGTTTGGTACTGGTCTAGGTGCGTCTACATTGTGGATGGGTGAAGCAATAAAGGAGAATGGTGCTGGTATTTTGCATACCATAGATGATGGACGTATATTTCTTGAAGCAGCAGAGATTGTAGGTTTACCACAGCGTTCTTATGAGGATTATATTGTAGACTTATACAATAGATTTGATATTCATGATGGTGTTACCTTTTATCACTGTCTGGTTGAGGATTTCTATACTGAAGTTGGTAGACATTTGGGACCAGATAGTATTGATATGATTTTCTCTGACTATAACCACCATCCTAGGACAATAGAAGACATGTTTGATAAGTATCTACCATCATTATCAGATGGTAGTCTTGTTTTCATAGACAGTGCTCCTAGTAAACGTGATAGTATGGATACAATAGACTCTCTTGGGTATGAATATTGGAATATCTATGAGAATAAAGATTCTCCACAGGCAAGTACATGTTGTATTAGGGTGACGAAATGAGTGTACAATGGAAACCATATCATCCACCTAATACACCACTTTATAGGGCAAATCTACCACAAAATATTATGCATTATTTGTGGAATAGAATCCGTCAAGCAAAGATAGATGAAGTTCCTTGGGGTCATAGACTTGCTGGTAATATTAGCAGTAGTTTAGGGTTAGAAGATGAGGATGATTACTTTTTGAATACAGTTGTGTCTCCTCTTGTTAAAAGAATTATACGACAGGATCCACAGCGATATACTCCTGCTTTGTCTCCAGATGTTTTGAATATTATTATGAAAGATCCACCATTATCTATGATTTGGTGGGTTAATTTTCAGAATCAGTTAGAGTTTAATCCCCAACACTGCCATGAAGGTATAGTTTCGTATGTTATATGGATGAAGATACCAACAGACCCACAGGAACAGCACAATCAACCATTCAAATCAGACTCTGCTTCTGATTTTCAGTTTAGTTATACTAATATAATGGGTGAAGTTAATGAGTTACCTATCATCATGGATAAATCTATGGAAGGAGTCATGATGGTCTTCCCATCTAAACTAAGACATCAGGTATATCCTTTCTATAACTGTGATGAAAACCGAATTTCTATAGCAGGAAACGTATTGTATAAGTTGGATAAATATGAATAGTAATAATAAAATCATGAAATGGTTGAAGAGGGAGTTTATGAAAACCCCTGGTTATATGAGGGTAAATCTTTTACTACTGAGCACATTGGCGACCAGTTCGGTTTTGTCTACAGGATTACTAATCTCCAGAACGGTAAACAGTACATCGGACGTAAATACTTTTGGTCCAAACGTAAACCTAGAGGTGGTAAGAGAAGGGTTACGTCTGAGAGTGACTGGAAAAAGTACTACGGAAGCTCTGACGAACTTAAAGCAGATAGAAGATTACTTGGGAACGAACTATTCAAGAGAGAAATCTTATCCACCCACCCCACAAAGGGGAAGGTAAATTACGAGGAAACAAAACAATTGTTTCTTAATAATGTCTTGCAAGAGACCTTGGATGATGGAACACCAGCATACTACAACAGTAACATATTAGGACGCTACTACAGAAAAGATTATGGACAACTATGATCAGTTAAAAGATGATCGGCTTTTAGATGCTGATCCATCAAAGAGAGAAGGAATATTCCATAGAGAAGGTCAGATTCATAAAGATTTCTTTTATCATTCAACAAGGTTACCGCATTGGTTTCATCTTAATGAATCATTGGTCAAAAAAATTGATCGGGATGCACTACAAAGAGATTACGAACCCTTTATTGGTATTATAAAGAAGGCACTTGAGGAGTGTACTCGTTACATGGACTGTAAGTTCAAGCTTCATAAATTTGATACCCATGTTATAAAGCCAAGAGAACAATGGGCAAATGGGATTTCTTATTTTCCTGCAACATTCACTGCTCTCTACTGTGTTAATGCAGATACAGAGAGTAGAATTGTGTTTGAGAAGAGTGTTCTAGCTCATCCTCAAGAAGGTAAGTTGTTTATAATACCAGCATTAGTTGAGTTTAAACTGCAGCAATCAGTGAGGGGTGATCAAAGGTATATTTCTATGGCTTTTGATGTTGATCGATGACTGTTAAGACACATCTGGTTCCAGTTCGTGAAATGGTCTTTAGTGTGATGTTTCCAGAGCATGAAGAACAGAACAAGATCCTTAAAGAAAAGATATTTGATATAAAAGAAAAGAATCCTGAGTCAGTTGATGTTCAAACTGATAATACTGGTTGGCATTCATCATACTTTCTTCACACAGAGTATGATGAGTTTGATCGGTTGATGATATTTGCACAGAAAGTATCTGATTGGGTAGCAAAGACTCATCACCGTGTTCCAGCAGAGTTTGATGTGTATAATATGTGGGCTATGACCTATGACGAGGGCAATCAGACACATCAACATCACCATTTTCCAGCAGCATTTTCTGCTGTTTATTTTGTTGATGTGGAACCCAATGCTGCACCCTTAATGTTTGGAGAAACCAAGATTACACCCATCAATGGGTTGCTTGTTGTATTTCCTGGTATCCTGATGCACTCAGTACCCCCAACAGAGGGCAAGAGAGTAATCATTTCAATGAATTTAGAAGGAGATTCTAAAGATAAATTTAAGATGACGAAGAGATATGGTTGAATACATAGTATATGTGTTATAATCCTAACATCTCCTGTAAACCAATGATCAACTTAGACCAACGCTATCTGGGATATCTAGACGGCAGTAAAAAATTTAGAATCGATAACAAAGAAGAACAAGTTGAAGCTTATGGATGGAACTGTGATGGTAACGACATTGTTGGGTACTATGTCTTGACACGAAACTATCTTTTGAACTATAATATGAAGGAAGAGGTTCAGAAAGTTGAACCACGCTAAATAGATAGTCAAGCGATTTGGTTATGAAATTATTTTTAGATAGTGCGGTTGTTGGAGACATCTGTGACCGCTACGATACTGGTTTGATTGATGGGGTTACTACTAATCCTACATTGATTTTAAAGTCAGGTAAGAAGCAAGAAGATGTTATTAAACATATCTCAGAACTTTGTCCTAAACTAGAATCTATCTCTGCTGAAGTCGTTGCAGATACAGCAGCAGAAATGCTTGAACAATCAAAATACTACGTAGATATCTCTGAGGCAGTAACCATTAAGGTTCCTTGCACACCAGAGGGTCTACGTGCTTGTAAGGAACTCAGCAATCAGGGTATCAAAGTAAATGTTACCCTGATTTTTAGTGTCTCACAGGCTATTTTGTCTGCTAAAGCAGGTGCAGCTTACCTATCACCTTTCGTTGGTCGTGTAGATGATCAGAGGTTTGGTGGTATCAGTCTAATCAGGAGGATTAGAGAGGTTTTAAGTCCCTATTGGACAGAGAATCAAAGAGGTAAGAGACCATCTCCAGAGATATTATCAGCATCTATACGTACAGTAGGTGATGTTGAACATAGTTTCTCACAAGGAGCAGATATATGCACCATTCCTAATAAGATTTTTGATGGTATGTATGACCATATGCTCACTACAAAGGGCATAGAGTTATTTGATCGTGATTACTCTCTTGCTCTTTCAGAAAACGAATGATGCTTACGATTTATTCTAAAGAAGGTTGTCCT